TTACTAATATTATATTATCAAGATAACGACTATTTTGTCTTTCTATGACTTCTCCTTTACCATAAAGCATAGTCAAAGACTTTCTGTTCTACTTTAAATACTGTTTTCATCTGCTTGTTGTTTTTCAAGTTTTTCTAATAAAGCGTCAGCAAATAATACTGCTTTACCTGCAACTATGTATATACTTTCATTCCCCTTACTTAACATAGCTTTTGCAGCTTCTATCGCTATTTGTTCACGCTTGGTTATCCCCAAACAATGAATTGTGTCTGATGGATACCTTTCCATAAGGTAATCGTTTGCTATTATCTTTTCTCCGTCATTACAAAGCAATAATGAATTAGGAGTGATAGGCTGTTCTCCATTTTTAATTTTCTTACTCATTTTCTTTAATTTTACTTATAAAAACTTTTACTCTTATGCAGCTCCAAAACCTCGCTGCTTTCCTTTCTATTAGCCTCGATAAACGCCCTTGCTTGTTGTATGCTAAGATGTGTATTGATATTGCCGTATGCGTGCGTATATTCACCCTTTGCGTGCGCTTCTTCTATCGCTTGTTGTATGTACTCTTCACAGTAATTATGCTCAATAGCGTACAAATCATAACCTTTGGCGGTAATACCCTCCAAGTGCGCTGTATCGGTAGCGTGGAATATCTTTTGCCCGTTATTGAGGAATATTCGCCAACCGAAATTTGCTATGTCGTGATAGAGCTTCACTGGCGATACTTTAAACGCCCCGTAATCGTATAACTTACCTACTTCTAATACATCAATATTAGTGAGCCCCTCCAACCTCTCTAAGAGAAAATCAGCACAAGCAATGCGCAAGGTAGGTCGCTCGGCTTGTAATCGTTGTAAGGTTCGCAACTTTAAATGGTCGCCGTGCTGGTGTGTGAGTAACACAATTTTCAAAGAACGTTTTACATTGTTTAAGGCTTTGAGCGTAACGCCGCAATCTACCATTATTGCCTTGTCGTAAATCACAGCGTTACCCTCGCTACCTGAACTAATTACTTGTGTTTGTATCATACTTGTTTAAAATCTACTTGCTGAGGGGCTGGGGCGCCTGCTACTCCTTGCGCTATGGGTTGCACCGCTTCGGGTTCGGTAGGCTCGTTTTGCTCGATAACCTCTACATCTATCACCGTGCGCCCTTGAGGATTATCAATGTAGTTGCCCTCATTGTCTGCTTGGTCTTTTTCTATCGCTTTTTGCATTTCTACTGAAAGCACCCCGTAACGGTTAAGCAATAATTTTAGCACTGTCTTTTTTGCCATTAAGTCAAACTCGTCTTTCCAAAGACCTCTGTTTGTTTTAGCATAAGTTTTTGAGTATTTAGAAGCGTGTGCTTGTAGCTGCTCAATGGTCATAAAGAGCGATTGTTGAAAGCCATTGAGTAACTCAATGTAAGCAAGGTAACCGATAACCGCCCCACTCGGATTTTCACCCAAAAAGTCAATATGCCCAGTTACCTTGTTGCGCCTGATTTCACCCTCACGAATCTCACAAGTATTAATCGTTTTGTACTGCCCGCTACGAATAGCTAACTGAACAAAACCCTTATACCCCATTTGAAATTGAGGAATAGTGCGATTAGTTTGTCTATCAAAGTAAGGTATTACATACGCATACCCTAAGTTCTTATTTAGTGGCAAATTCAATGCAGTTGCATTCATTGCGCATTTCATAAGGTCAGCAGGTTCGCACTGTGATAGTTCTTTATTGCTATCTGAAAGGGCTAATAGGTTTGATACAAATTCGCTCTTTTTTGCGCCCAAATTTTGCTCTAAGAATTTATCGGACTTGTTAAGGAAATTCGCTAACGATTGTTTTTGTAATACTGGTGTTTCCATTGTGTTATACTTTATATTGAATTTTATTATTATCTAAGAAAGCGCGTAACGCTCTAAGTTGTGCCCTTGTGTCTATCACAGTGAAAGTGGTTTGTACAATCTCATTTTCATCTTCTTGCGCTGCTTGTGTAGCCTCTTGCACTGGTTCAGGTTGCACTGGTGCTGATGGCTGCACCTCATTAATTACTTGTGCTGGTGCTTGCAAAGGGGCTGTTTCTCTCGCCCTTGCTTCAGTGGACAATCTCGCTTGCTCGGCTGCTACTCGTTGCGCCTCGATACGCGCTAATTCAGATTCACGTTGTTGTTTGCGGTATTGTGCATTCTGTATCGCCCTTGTAACATCAAGCGTATGTTTGTACTCGGTTAGCATTTCAGCCTTAAACTCGTCAGGTTCATTTAGGCTCTCAATAAGTTGGAGGCTCTTTGATACCTCACCTACAAATCCTACCACTTGCTCTTTAAGGCTCTTATCGCTGGCACTAAGTGTGATATTCAGTGGCAAGCGTTCAAAGATGAGGAAGTCAATACCTTGCGACTGGCACAATTCAGTGAAGTAGTCTTTGATACGCGTGATTTTGTCGCTTATCAAGCGATTTTGCACCTCGTCTATTTTCGCTTTCAGTGTACTATCAGCCTTATCGTAATGTACTTTGATATGCTCTTTGTACGCTTTCTCAAAGGCTTCATAAGGAGCATTTACCTGCTCTTTAATATACTTGCGTTGTGTTTCAAAATCATCAAGTTCTTTGCGCAACATCGTGCGGGTGTTTTTCGCACTCTTTAAAGTATCTTCAGTTACTAACTGGTTGTCGAGGTTCAGTTCGGCGATTTTCGCTTCAATTTGTTGCCCCACTGCTTTGATTTTCTCATATACAATAATAGGGGCTTGTTTCAGTGTTATTAATTCTTCATTCATTTGGTTTATGTATTTTAGGTTATTACTTTTTGCTTAATTTTTTGTACAACCACCCTAATAGTTGAAGATAGTTTGTTTCATACTCTCTTTTACTATCGTATTCGTGCCCATCGGTGCTTGTGGTGTAATGTATGATTATGCCTGTTAATGTTTTTTCTATCTTGTCGATTTGTAGAATGCTTTCAAATTCATTAAACTCTGAATTGTTGTAAAGAAAATCAGTAAGAAATTCTTCAGCTAAATAAAAATCAATATTGTTCATTTTCTTTATTTTTTAGGTTATTTTCTTTAATAAAGTGCCGTGCGTTATTGTTATTTTTTAAGTTTCCAGATTTCAAGAATAACACGGCACTTATTATTGGTAGAGGCTCTTTATCTTTGTTTTGTAGGACATTCGGCTAACTGCCTAACATTCTTACTTCAGCCAGCCGAAGCCTACAATTAAATAACAAATGAGCGGATTTTAAGACATCTTTCTTATTAGTTTGTTTATCTCATTGCGCTTGGCTCGAAACTCGTGCATAAACTCACTATTGCTAATCTCTTGCACGTTATACTTACTATCTTGGTATGAATCAGACATTAGGAGTTCTCTGGTATTAATACCCGAATTATCTACTCTTATTGCTGTTAATGATGAGTATTTGCTAAATACAAACTCTTCATAAACCCTAATGCACCAACTAATACTCTCATATTTCACTCGGTAGCACTTATCTAATTCTAAGGTTGTGATTTGCTCTTTCATAGTTGATATTATTTAGTTGTTAAATAAACTGGTGATAGTCGTGGGATAAACTTTCATAATAACGATTACGCTCGTCAATTCTATACTCTTTTACAAGTCTTTCATACTCATCTTCAAGTTTATCTTGTACATCAGCCCATTGTTCATTCGTAAGGTCGTAGTATATCGTATGTTTGCCCACTGTTTTATAAACTTCAGATTCAACGTTTAAAACGCCCTTATTATAGCAACCTGATAGGCGCATAGTGTAGCAGTCGCAATTAGCGCGTAAGTGCCACCAACCCTCGTGGTCGTTATCTTTTTCAGGGCGCAAAGCCGCTTTTAGTTGTTCAAAAATAGCAGGATTGATAAAGCAATCTTCATTCATAGTATGTTGAAGTAATAAGGGTGATACAAGACCTTGCAGTAATTTTTCAAAGTCTTTTTCTGCGGGTTTCTTATCGCCCAATGCGATATTAAACGCCTCTCTTTCAAACGGCACGCACTCATCATAACGCTTGCCGTTCATTGTTACATAGCCGTCAATTAGAAGAATTTGGCTATTTTGTTTTGCTGTTTCATTCATTTGTTGTAATTTTGCCATCGTAATTTTGTCTTTGTGATTTTAATGTTAATAATTTTAAAATTGCAAGTCATTAATGCGGTGCTGGGATAGTGCCGCTTTTTTTATTTGCGCTTCATCTTTCTCAATACTTTTCTTATATCCTTGTTGCGCAAATCTTCCAATTGCTGCATACTTATCAATGTACGCCCACCCGAAAGATTCTCATTCCTTAGTGTGCCATCAGTTATCCACGTACGAATAATATAGTCCGATACGCCCAAGTAATCAGCTGCTTCAGGAACGCTCAACATTCTCTTTGCCAACTTGCGATACTCATACACCTCAATAGCCCTCGCAATCAGGTCCACCGTATCAGGTACTACTCCCTGCATTTGCCACAACTCTTCTCGCTCGTTGGCGAATAGTGCATTAATATCATCATTCAATCTCTCTACTCTACTTAACATAGTTTAATTTGTTAATCGTTATCAGGTTCAAATGCTTCATCTTCCGTTAGTTCGATAATCTCTAAGAATTTTTCACGAACCGCTTCCGATTTGCGATAAAATCTTGTGTTTTTCTCTGCTCGCCACTTGCACAATGTCCAAATCGTAATGTTCAAACTGTCTTCCAATGCCCTCATTGTAGGCTTGTCTTTTAATTTTTCTTTCGCTTTGTTTGTAAGTTTCATATCTTTTTAGTACTTTTGCCAAGTCAAAACGACTAACTCTTTTTACTATCATTTTGACGGTGCAAAGATACTAACTATTTTGTAAGTATGCAAATATTTTTGTAAGTATTTTAATGGAAAATACAAACTTTTTTG